GTGTTGCTTGTGGACGTGGTGGTGAACACTTTGGCGGTGTTGTCCCAGTAAATTTTTGCCCCTTGGGTCCACGCCTGGGCGCTGGTTTTTGCGTGGACAAATACGCCACGGCGCACACCCACCACAGGGGCACCAGACAAAGCATCGCCTTGGGCGATTGCTACAATCGAGCCTACCAGCATACCGCCGCCGCTCGACACTTCATAAGGCGCCAAAAGGTCCAGCGCCTCGCCATCCTGAACATAGTTTTTCATTGTCTTCCTCCATGGGAAATTGGTTATATCGGCGGCGGCCGAAACCACCGCCGATCAGATCAGTTCAGCCGATCAGCTGCCCGCATTTTTGTAGAATGTGCGGTGATCCAGCGGCGCGGCCGTTGCATCAATGCGCACCTTCATCTCGACACCATCACTGGTCCAGCTTGTGCGTTCCTCCAGATAGGGCGCGTCATTGCCGTCCAGATAGGCCACCTCAATGGTGTCATGGGCGTTGGGATCTGCAGCCAGATACCAGGCCGTTGCGGAATCGTCATCCAGACGCGCATCCGAAATCGGCTCGACCATACCCGCGACCGGGTTGCGCGCATGACCTTTGCTGGCCTGCGGGTCAACCGTGGAATTCATCAGCTGGTCAAACTCGGTTTCCAGTGCAGCAGGAATAAGCGCATAAGCCGGGCGAATGTTCAGCGACGGCCCACCTGCTTTTTCCTTCTGGGTTTTCATGGCCGTGCGCGCCGCCGACAGCGACGTGATGCTGGGCACAGTTCCCGATGCTGCCAGGTTATTGTGATCCGCATGGAACAACGCCACACCATCCGCCAAATTCGGATTGCCGGTCAGAACTGCATAAGCAAGGTTGCCAACAGTCCGGCGTGCCGCGCGGCCCATTTTGCGCGGCACACTCCCCAGCAAAGACAAGTCATCATTGATGATTGCCTGGCGTGTGATCTTGATCAACTTGCCATAGGTGGCCAGCGTGATCCCTTCACCACGATCACCAACCGTGCCGTGCTTGTATTCGCCACCCTCGGGAACCGCAGGCAGAGCATCAAACAGACCAGCACCGACGCGCTTGTTTTCCTTGAAATCCGTCAGGGTGCCCTTGCGCGTCCAAAGGTGAAAGGTTTCCTCGGCCTCATCCCAACCGGCCAGTGCCGCCTTGCCCATCACGTTGGAAAGAATATTGGCAAAATCGGACGTGCCATGCGCACCGTTCATGGTGAAGGCCCGGCCGATCATTTCACGGCGGTCCTGAAAACCGGAACGCTCACCCGCCTGCATCAGACATTCGCGCGCCAACTCAGGCAGGCTCAGCGATGAAAACTCATTGCGCTCGCCCCCAGTCAGGTTGACCTTGGCCATCAGCGCCATTTGCGCCCCGGTGCGGAACTTGTCCGATCCGTCACGGGTTACACGCGCCACAGGTGTGGTGCGGGTGATGTCGCCAGGCTGCGGTGTTTCCTGTGCCGAAATCTGTTGTGCCCGGATCTGATCCAGCGCAGATTCAAGCGTGTCGCCCCGGTCAATGAACGTGTTAGCCATTTCCGGTTTGAATCCGGCCATTGCAACAGCATCCATGATCCGGCGCGCGCGGGTGCGTTCGGCAATCGTCGCATCAGGTGCCGCACTCTGCTGGGCAACGGGTTGCACCTCTGGCACGGGTTGTGCTTGGGGTTGGGCCGTGACCTGCGCTCCGCTCGGAGTGGCCACGGAATCAGCCGCTACGGGCTGCGACGGGGTATTGCCCGGCATGTCATTTTCCTTTTTCAGGCGGGGCTGGCCCGCAAACATGGCCAACACGGCCGTTTTACCGGGCTTGACGCCCAGTTCCTTGGACGCCCGAACCAGCTCATCCGGGGCGTTTTTATAAAGTCGATAATCAAAGCGCGCGGCCACAGCGGCCTGCGTATCCGCATCCATGTGCGTGGCATATCCCGCCGCAATTGCGGCATCGCCATCCATCATTGTGTCGGCCTTCATGACCTCGCGCGCCGCCGGGCGATCAACGCCCGCCCGCTTGGCATAGATTGCCGCATAGGCATCCGCGATGATGTCAAGCTGGCCCGCCAGATCTATGTGATCCTTGGCGGTGCCGCGCCCATCGGTGAACATTTGCGCCGGGTCATGAATGAGCATCCAGGCCCCCAGTCGCATAGTGACGGTATCACCCGCCATGGCAATCAGGCTGGCCGCACTGGCCGCCGCGCCATCCACAATGACATTCACCTCATCGGGATAATCCACCAGCATGGTGTAAATTGTCTGACCGTCCTGCGCAAAACCGCCACCGGAATTGATCCGAACCGTCACCGGGCCTTGCATCTGGGCCAATTGCTCACGCACCTGCGTCGGGGTGAAATATTCCTCATCCCAGAAACTGGCGCCGACAGATCCATAAAGGTGAATTTCATTGCTCATCAGTTTAATCCTCATTCTTTGTCTGACCTTTTTTTGTCGTCCTGGCCTTTATCCGCAGCCTGAGCATCAGGCGCAGGCGGAGCCGGGCGCGCATCACTATCAAAAATCAGCTTGCTGTTATCCGCTCTCAGGTTGTCGGCAATAATCTCTTCTTCTACTCGTTCGGGGTCATGCCCCAGCGATCGAATGACCTCTGACCGGCTGGTGAACCCAGCCCGGACTTTCTTGATCAGCGGTGGAATTTCCCGTGCCGGATCAACCAGTATGCGCGCCGGTGGCACCCATCCGATGGTCACACCTTCAACCGGCCGGCCCTGCGCAAACTGCCATTCCTGCAAAATCCACATTGACAACGGTTGCAGCATTTGCGGCATTAACAGCGTGCGCTGCCATGATGAAATATTGCGGTCCATTTCCATCCGGCCCATTCGGCCCGAGGAAAAATTGACACCACTCAGATCACCAGTCAGCGCCTCATAGGTGATGCCCAACCCGGCCGCCGCTTCGCGCAACACATTGCGGGTGAACTCATCATAACCGCTGACGCCAGGTGGATCCGAAAATCGGATATCCTCACCGGCTGCCAAGTCTTCAATGCGCCCCGGTTCCAGTGTGGTAAACCGATCACCTGACGTGGACGCCGCCCCCACTGCCGCCTCTGGTTCCCCATCTGGGGTCACCCTGAAAGCTGCAAAGCACGCGGCAATTTTCTGCCGCATAAGCTGCGCATCCTGATGGTCAGCCAGATCCTGCAACCGCAACGCCACCGGTGCAAACCAACTGACACCGCGCTGTTGTCCGGGCCGGTCCTGACGATAGATGTGCAGGATTTCAGACGCGGGCACCCGCTTGCTGTCCATCCGGCTTAGAATACCGGATTGGCCAGGGTGTTCGGAAAACAGATAGTAAGCCTCCCGACGCCCGATTTTATTGTATTCGATCCCGTCTTTTATCGTGTTCCCATTGGCGCGTTTGCCCCACATGCCAACATCCAGCAAATCCGGCTCCAGCACTTCGATCTGCATGGCGACCGGCAAACCATCTGCCAATTGACGGCGGCGGCGACGGATCAGAACTTCGCCGGATTCCACCAGCGTGTTGGCCACCAGACGCTGCAGCCCTGACAGATTGTTTCGCCCGCCCGCATCCAGCACGGCGGTCTGCTGCAATTGCTCAAACAGTCCGCGCAAAGATTTTTTCTGCGTATCTGTGCCACCCTGAATTTTTGGAATGATACCGTCGCCAACCATATTGTTGGCAATCACCTGCTGCGCACGGGTTGCAAAAGGCGTGTTGCGCACCATGTCGCGCGCAACATTCGCCAGTCTCTGGCGCTGTGCAGCAGCTGTGTCGGCGTCGGTCGCCACGGGCGACCATGAATTGCCTCGCCGCCCCGCTGTGGCCGCATCATAGCGCATTTCTATCTTGCGCAAGGCCTTCAGCGCGATCTTGTTTTTCTCACGCGCAACCGCAACCCCCGGCGCGATGGTGGCCAGCATGTCATTCAAAAAGGACATTCTATGTACCCTTGGAAAAAGCGGGGCTGACATGGCGCGCAGGTTGACTGGCCGTGCCCGCATCCAGTTCACGCTGCATCACGCTGATCTGGCGGCGCATCTCTGCCATGCTGGCAAAACTGGTCGTCACGCCATCATGGCTGACACTGGTGACACCACGCGCCGCCGCTGCCTTCAGCGCATCAATTTGAGTTTGCGTGTATCCGCTCACAACCAATTGCCTTTCGATTTGATCCAATCAGCACCACCGCTGACGCGGGGTGCTGATTTTGTTTTTTTCTTTTCAGGTGTCTTTGCCACCTCCGGCACCACCGCCGCATCGGCATCAAACAGATCTGCCTGCGGATCT